AAGAAACTTAAAGAAGCATACTCTACAGGTGAGAAAGAATATATCAGCACAGTGCAAAATGCTGCTGAATTAGAGATGGACGCAGCTAAGCGTGCTTACCGTGATGCGGTGGATTCGGGCGATACTGACCGTATTGTTGACGCCCAAACTGCACTAAACAGCGCTGCCATAAAAGCGGATAAAGTAAAAAACTTTAAGCCAACCGCTTTACAAGAGGAAGAATATGTTGTTAAATCACAACAAGAGCAGTATCAGCAACAGCCAAAGGTTGACCCGTTAACCTCTAAGTGGCTCGAAAAGAACACTTGGTATGGTCCAGACGAAGAAATGACAGCCTTAGCTTTAGCTGCACATGCTAAGTTAGAAAAGAATTTCGGAAAGCAATTTGTTGGTTCGGAAGATTATTTCAAACGCATTGATGAAACGATGCGCAAAAGATTTCCAGAGAATTTCTCTGAAGAAGTACAAACGCAGACCGGGGGCGACAAGCCTAGTCAGCGCGCAGATGCAAAACCAGCACCAGTGGTTGCACCAGCAACGCGAAGCACGGCGTCTAAACGAATTGTGCTAAAAGCAAGCCAGGTGGCGCTAGCCAAAAAACTTGGTTTGACCCCTGAGCAATATGCTCGTGAAATGCAGAAACTGGAGGCTTAAAATGGTTGCACCAAACAAACTTGCTCGCGAATTAGAGACCCGTGAAAAGGCAGAACGTCCTAAACAGTGGCGTCCAGCTTCACTATTACCAGAGCCAATTAAAGAAGAAGGCTATGACTATAGATGGGTACGCACTTCTATCAACGGTGCACCTGACGACCGCAACGTCTTAAAGGCGATGCAAGAAGGGTGGGAAGCTGTAGCGATGGAAGAGCAGTCAGAATTACAACTGTTAGCTAGCCGAGAAGGTCGATATAAAGACAAAATCGAGGTTGGTGGGTTGTTGTTAATGAAAACTCCGAAGGAGTTTGTGGAACAGCGCAATGCGTATGTTCAGAAAAACACAGATTCTCAGATGAGGGCCGTTGACAATGCCTTAATGCGCCAGAGCGATGCTCGTATGCCTATCTTTAACGAGAGAAAGTCTACGACTACCTTTGGTAAAGGTGAATAATTTTTTAATTTTAATTAGGAGTTCTTAAATGGCTTATCCAACCGTTTCAGCTCCATACGGTTTACTACCAATTAACTCTGTAGACGGCAAACCTTACGCCGGCGCTATTCGTCAGATTCCTATTACGGCATCTTACGGTACAGCAATCTACTACGGTGACGTTGTTAAACTAGTAACCGGTGGAACTGTAGAAAAATCAGCAATTGGTGCGAACGTTACAGCACAACCAACTTTGGGCGTGTTTGTAGGATGTTCTTACACTAATTCATCAAGTCAACCTGTTCAAGGTCAATACTACCCAGCATCTTCAGCTAATGGCGTTGCTTACGTAGTTTTAGACCCACAAGCTGCTTATAAAGTAGCTGTGACTACTTCTGGCAATACAAGCGTTGTTACTTCTGTAACACGTGCGGTTGTTGGTACAAACATGGAAATCGCTACTGGTGCAGGCAATGCAACCACTGGTGACTCTGGTTTGTCAGTAGTATCAGGCTCAGCTGCTAACACAGCTACTCTTCCAGTCCGTGTAATCGATGTTGTTCCTGAGACAGCTATTAACGCTACTAACTTCTCTGAAGTTATCGTTAAGTTCAATCAGCCACAATTAGAAGTTACGCTTGGTAACAACGCATCTTAATAGGAGCTATAAAAAATGGCTATTTCTCGCGCCCAGCTCTTAAAAGAGCTATTACCTGGTCTTAACGCTTTGTTTGGTTTGGAGTATGCCAAATACGGTGAAGAGCATAAAGAAATCTTCGAAACAGAAACTTCAGAGCGTTCTTTCGAAGAAGAAACTAAGTTGTCTGGCTTTACAGCTGCCCCAGTGAAAAACGAAGGTGCTGCAATTGCTTATGACAACGGTCAAGAAGCTTGGACAGCTCGCTACAACCATGAGACTATTGCTCAAGGTTTCAGCTTGACTGAAGAAGCTATCGAAGACAACTTGTATGACAGCTTGTCTGGTCGTTACACTAAGGCTCTAGCTCGTTCTATGGCCTACACTAAGCAGGTTAAAGCTGCGAACATTTTGAACAACGGTTTCACATCAGGTTACACTGGTGGTGACGGTGTTACATTGTTCTCTACACAGCATCCTTTAGTGTCTGGTGGCGTAAACAGCAACCGCCCATCTACAAACGCTGACTTGAACGAAACATCATTGGAAAATGCTGTTATTCAAATTGCTGCTTGGACTGATGAACGTGGTTTGTTGATTGCTGCTAAGCCAGTAAAATTGGTTGTTCCACCTGCATTAATGTTCGTTGCAACTCGTTTGCTTGAGACAGAATTGCGTGTTGGCACAGCTGACAACGACATCAACGCGATTAAGAACAATGGTTCTATCCCTGGCGGATACACAGTAAACCACTACTTGACCGATACAAACGGCTGGTATTTGACTACTGATGTACCTAACGGCATGAAGCATTTCGTTCGTACTCCGTTGCAAAACTCTATGGACGGCGACTTCGATACTGGTAACGTACGTTACAAGGCTCGTGAGCGTTATTCATTCGGTTGGTCAGA